CAGCCACTTTTTTTCGAGGACAATTCCCGGCCCGTCCCGGAAACCCGATGAAACCGGGCTCTTATTGATCAAAGGATTTGTTCATGACGACGATCAGGCCGCGGCGGCCGCAATCGCAGACGATCGAGGGCGCGGTGACAGATTTCAACCTCGCCGCATCGACCGACTACCTCGACTGGCCGGGCGATATCGTCCAACGACCGAGCGGCAAAATCCTGCGACGTAGGGCCGATAAAATCTTCGAGAAATACCTCCGTTACCGCACGCCGGAGAGTTGGTCGCCGGGCGATTACATCAAGCTCGCCAAGCTCGCGGTCGATACGGCGTATCACGAGCACGAGTCCTACATGGTTTGCGAGAAGCGCGGCGGCGATCTCAAGCTGATGCAGCAATTGCAATCCAACATCGCCATGCTGTCGCGGCAGCTCGGGCTCAATACCTCGCCGCTCGATCCGCGCTTGCACGGTGCGCAGGCCGAGGCGCGGCGGCGGGCCGACGAGGTTATCCGGGGCGGCGATAATGACGGCCTCCTGGCGATGCCGGGATATGGGCCGCGGGCGAACTAGGTGGGGGCGATGGCCAGTATCCACGCCGACTATGTTGCAAGGACTCGTCGCGAAATGACGGCCAAGCGGCGGCTATTGCTCGCCGCGCTAGTGCCGTTGCATCGTTTGTTCCCGCGCGGCTATTACGACCGTTACGGACAATTAGTTAGGCGTTCGGATTGGGAACACCATCACATCGTCAGAGACTTGCAGAAGCGGCTGGCATCGTTGCGGCGTTTCCGCAGCAAATGGCCGGAGGTACGTGCGGCCCATGCGCGATGGCCGGCGGCGGCTGAATAAATGACCGATGCGGCGCTCCTCGAGGCACCACGGCCGGCGGCCGAGCTCACGCGGGCCGGCCGGGTGATCGCGTTCGCGGAGAAATACTGCCGGGTGCCGGATGGCGCGCTCGTGGGCCAACCGCTGCGGCTGGCCGAATTCCAGAAGCAATTCATCAGGGATATTTACGACAACCCGCGCGGCACGCGGCGCGCCTACCTGTCGATGGCGCGCAAGAACGGCAAGACGGCGCTAATTGCGGTGCTGTTGCTGGCGCATGTCCTGGGGCCGGAGGCGCGGGTCAACGCGCAGATTATTTCCGGCGCCATGAGCCGCGACCAGGCGGCGCTTGTGTTCGAGCTCGCGCGCAAGATGATCTTTCTCGAGCCCAGGTTGGCGCAGCGCTGCCGGATCGTGCCGTCACAGAAGCGCATAATTGGCCTCCTGACGCGAACCGAATACCACGCCCTTTCGGCCGATGCGCAGACGGCTCACGGCCTGTCGCCTGTTCTCGCCATCTTGGACGAGGTTGGGCAGGTGCGCGGGCCAACGTCGCCGTTTGTCGATGCCATCACGACCAGCCAGGGCGCGCACGCCTCGCCACTCCTCATCGCCATCTCGACCTCGGCGCCGTCCGATGCGGATATGTTTTCGATGTGGATTGACGACGCCGTGAGGAGCAACGACGCGGCGACGGTGGTGCATGAGTACAAGGCGGACGAGGGCGCCGAGCTCACCGATCGGGCGCAATGGGCCAAGGCAAATCCGGGGCTCGGCTTGTTCCGATCGGAGGAGGATCTCACCCAGCAAATCGAGCGCGCGCAACGTCTGCCGGCGCTCGAGGCAACGGCGCGAAACCTTCTCCTCAATCAGCGGATCTCGTTGCAACATCTGTTCATCGCGCCGAGCATCTGGAAGGAAAACGCCGGCGAGCCGGACCTCAACGTATTCCGCGGCGCCGCGCGCGTGGCGGTCGGGCTCGATCTCTCGGCGCGGGCCGATCTCACGGCGGCCGTCCTGGCGGCGCGCGACGGGGACGGCAACGTTCATCTCCTGCCGTTTGTGTTTACGCCGATGGTCGGCCTCGAGGAGCGGGCGAGGCGCGACCGGGCGCCCTATCCGGCGTTTGTGCAGGCCGGCCAGATGGTCGCGATCGAGTCGGCCTCGATCGAGTACGAGCAGGTTTGCCAATACCTGACGGCCAAGCTCGAGGAGCTCAAGATCGAGCCGGCGCTCGTGGCTTTCGATCGCTGGCGCATCAAGGCGTTCCGGACGGCGGCGGCAAACCGCGGCTTCGCCCAGGCGAGCGAATGGAAGGAAGTCGGGCAGGGCTTTCGCGATATGTCGCCACGCCTTGAGGCTTTCGAGGGGCTGTTGCTTGATCGCCGCATCCGCCACGGCGGCCATCCGCTGTTGAACATGAGCGCAGCGAACGCGATTGCGGTGCAAGATCCGGCCGGCAATCGCAAGCTCGACAAGGATCTCGCCACCTTGCGAATCGATCCGCTCGTGGCGGCCGTCATGGCGGCCTATGAGGTTTCAGACGGCGCCGCCGGCGCTTTCGACGTAGGGGCCTGGATTGCGTGAGCCTGCTCGTCGCTTCTAATGTCGTATTTGGCTTGGCGCTTTTTATTGGCGTTGTCTGCCTGATTGCGCGCCGCAACAATTCGACCGAGCGGCCGCTGGCCTGTTGGGGCACCATCGCGCTTTGCGTGGTCGCCGGTGGGCTGGCAACGGCCGCCGTCCTAAAAGGCTAACCCTTCTGTCGCATTGACGCTTGCGGTTTTCGTAACCTAATTGCCAATATGACAATACGTCTTTTGGCACTATTCGCAGCGGCGGCCGTCCTGGCCGGCGGCTGCGCCTCACCGCAACAAAGCGCGGCGCGTATAGATCAAGGCGTCGGCGGACTCGAGGGGCAATCGACGAGCGCTCTAATCGCCAGGCTGGGGCCGCCCGATGTTACGCGCGTCCTTAGCAACAAACCGGGCACGGTGTTCCGGCCTGAATTCGGGCGCGAAAGCTATCGTGAGCTCGGCTGGGGCCATGCCGAAAGCGAACCGACCTACAAGACGACGCGCGGGTACGTGAACGGCAAGCCGTTCCGCGTTTCGATTGAGAACGGCCGCCGCGCTTCGGCCTGTGTGGTTGCCGCCTACGCGGACGTGCAGACCGATGTGGTTTTCAAGGTTGAACGCCGGGGCGACGTGTCGGCCTGTCCCGGCCTCGCTGACCGGCTCGCGGTGCGCTAGCCGATATGACGCGCCGCAAGAAACCACAGGTTACCCTGAAATCTTTGTCTGGCGAGCTTGGCATGGCCACGCACGCAATCTTGCAGCGCCTCGACATCCTCTCAAACCGGGTTGCCCAGGTTGAGGCTTGCTGGGCGCGCGTGGAAAAGCGCCTACACGATGCCTCCAAACGTAAGCGGAGGACGACCAAGTGAATACCGCTTCTCCCGAGCGCCAATTTTCCATAATCTTGTAATTTAGTTGCGAGCTATGGCCGTCTGATCTATGGGTGGTGCCATTCCCACGGGGGGAGGCGCCACTAATGCGACGGCCGCCGGATTTTTCGACATTTCTCGACCTTGAAATCAAAAGCGCCGAGATCGAGCGGCGCGCGTTCAAGGGCATTGCCACAACCCGGCAACCCGACATGCTCGGCGATATCGTCGAGCCGGCCGGCGCGAGCTTCAAGCTGCCGCTGCCGCTGTTGCGCGGCCATCGCCAGAACGAGCCGATCGGCGAGGTAACGCGCGCCAGGATTACCGACAAGGGCATCGAGATCGAGGCCGAGGGGCCACGCGATACCGGCCTGCGCTACCTCGAGGAAGCGTGGGCGCAGATCCGCGCGCGGCTCATCAAGGGGCTGTCTATCGGCTTCAAGCCAATCGAGGCCGAGGAAATCCTCGACAAGAAAGGCAAATGGCAGGGCGGGCTTAGGTTCAAGAAATGGTCCTGGCTCGAGCTCTCGGCCGTGACCATCCCGGCAAACCCTGGTGCAAGTTTAGAACTCCGCGAACTCGCGCGAGGCGACCTTACGGCCGCCCATGACCGCGAGCTCCGGCGCGCGCTCCTCGAGGGGCGCTATACCGCGGGCGATTCGCCGCGCGATCCCAGTGCAGTGATAGCACGCGCGACGGCGGCGAGAATTCGCGCCACGCGCGAAAGGATCCGAACATGACTCTCGCGGAAAGAATCCAGGCCAACCAGGCCGCACTTACCGCCGCGCGCGATTTGCTCGTGGTGAAGTCGAAAGAGCTCACCGACACGCCGGAGGATGACTCCATCGTGGCCGAGGTGGACGCGCTGACAACCGATATCGAGGCCAAGGAAAAGAGC